CGCGTCGCTTGATATTGTAGCTTGGTTAACAGTTTCGTTCGATGCCATGAAGCTAAAGCCAGACCGTCTGTTTTTGAGATAGCATATTCCGTAACATCTACTATCTGCCTTGCATGCTTCCCAGAAAATGTAGAATAACCTATTTGATTCCCTAAATTCAGCGGCCCCAACGTCAATTTTAGTCCATTGCAAGTACATGTAATGAGTACCAGTAATGTAAGTAGGCATGTCTTTGTTATAAAACCAAAAACCTTCCTCCCTACGGGTGAATTCATTATCGATGTAATCATACCATTGTTCTTTAAATTCTTCTGGGTACTCCTTCCAGTCGAAAACTGTTTTTATCTTACTTAACTCTTTTGGGTAATCTGTTTTCTCCCAAGTATTTTTTTTGAAACGGACTACTTGCTTAGGTGTTTTAGGTAGAGCAATCTTTAAATTCTGTATCTCGTATATATCACCTATAGTACCGTCTTTACTTATAACAACAACATCATGTTCTTTGTTGTAACCGTAAGCCCAAGCCTTTTTTTTGTTTAAACGCTTAATAGCATTTATTTTAACAGGCTCTATGATCTTATATAGCGTTTGTTGATACATTATCTAGATCTTCTTTCTGCAAAACCCTTAAAAGAATCATTTTTCTTTTCTTCTTTAGGTTTATTATTAAGCATATCCTCTTCGTCTTTTATTCTATTTAATATCTCAAAAGCATCAAATATAGCTAGCTTTTTAGTAGCCGCTGCGTTTTTTAATCTGTCAGCGGATATATCATCGTCTGAATCTACAATAGCTTCTTTAGCAACCTTAATTAACTCTTCAACCGCTTTATGCCCAGCTTGGATTATATTCTTTTTCGTTTCCTTGATATTCATATTTAATTGTAATTGCATTAGTGGGAACTCTGTATAATCTCTGCCCTTCTATTATAAACTCATATTCAGAGTTAGGTCTAAACCCAACTAGAGAGTTTATGTATATATCTTTATCCATTAAATCTGGATCTACGTACTTTACTATACCTTTTAAAGGCTCTTCTTTGTCCATAGAAAACTTATTTGTGTTTTCTATTGGTTTTACAAAACTAAAGCCTCTAACAGCTTTCCAATCATCATCTCTTTTGTAGGCGAATATTTGATCTGGCATTACAAAATACATATCTTCTTTGTAGAAAGATTTAGAGTTTTTCTCTCTATTTTTAATATCTCTCCATCTTCTAAAAACATTGTGATGTACTATAACTTCGTCACCTTGCATAACCTCTGAGCAACCAACTGTAGGAGTTTCTAAAACTATAGCGTTTCTACTAACATTTTGATGAGTAAATATTTCAGTATTTAATATTAACTCTTTATCCCCTATTTTCTTTGTATTATTGTATCTGGTTTCTTTTGGTTTTATTATAAAATTAGTTACACTCTTCATTAATAATCTAAATTGTACTCAACAGATATAGCCATATTTTTATTAAAATCTTTCCAAGGTAATACATCTACACCTTTTTTTATATAAATAGAATATTTATCTTCTTCCTCTATTATACAATCTATAGTGTGACCACCGTATACCTCTTGACCAACAGAGTAGTGCATAGAGTCATTTTTATAATCTTTACCTATACTAATCTTTCTTACTAGACTCATCTTCTTTATCTGTTATTAAGCCATCGGAAATATTAATATTTACTTTACCGTATTTTTCTTCTAATTTAGTTTTAATTTCACTAAGTTCTTTAGACTCTAATTCAGCCACAGCATGCAACATTCTATGTTTTGTTGTCTCTATGTTTCCAAGCTCTAATTTAATTTCATTTATTTTAGAAACTACTTCTTGTAATTCCTCTAATTCTTTTTTTGTTACTTTTTTTGCCATTTTATTATATTTAATTGTTTATCCTATATATATACTAATCACTTATTTACTTTAATTCATAAACCTACCAAGGTTTATCAACATCTATAATTATAGGTTCTTTAGTTTTATTTATTTCTGCTTGTACTTTATTTTTTAATGTATCTACATTGAGATTAGCTTCTAACCAACCTTCTATATCTGATTTTTTTAATTGAGAAAACGCTATCCAGTCTTCTCCAGGTTCTGGTATTTCAACATTACCAGAAGATATACCTTCAATACCATCTTCGTCAACACCTATATAATCATAGGGTATTGATTTAACAACGTTTACTTTGTTGCCAACTTTAGGAGCACACTCTAGTTGCTCAATTCTCCATGTGTAAGTTATTGCCATAATATATATTATTTTACTGAGTCAAGTAAACCATTTTCAAAGTTCCATGTTTCTTTTCCAACTGTTTTCTTTCCACTAAATCCACTTACTGAAGCATTGCTACCAGCTGCGCCAGTTGCTCCTTGTGGTCCAGTTGCTCCTTGTGGTCCAGTACTTCCAGTATCTCCTTTATCTCCTTTAGCGCCATCGCTACCATCTGAACCGTTAGAAC